TAGTAGTTACGCATGAAAAATAAAATGGCTTAAATAAACAAAATCGGAAACTCTATTAAAGAATTTCCGATTTTTTTTATGGGTTGAGAAGGCAATATTAAAAACATCGACAGATTAGCGTTTCTTTCTTCTTAGGTTTGATTTGATCTGTTTAATAATTTCTGTATCTTTCATAATCAGTTGAACTTTACTGATACATTCAACTGGGAAGGCTTTAAATTCTTTTTTCGCAACTCGCATTTCATTTGTAGATATACTTCCGTATATTTTTGCCAGAGCCAATGCCAGATTATTTAAAATAACGATATTATTGATAGATGTCTTATTTGTAAAATGTATATCATCTTCATTCAGGTAAGTATCTTTTTCTTTGTGGAAATTGTTTTCTATTTCCCATCTTCTTTCTATAGCTTCCGCAATCAATTCTGTATCTTTTGTGTTTGATATAAAATACATGGTAATTGCCTTCTTGCGTGTGTGTGATACCATTTCTACAAATGTCTTCATTCCTGTGAATCCACAATCATCATAATTAGATGGCAGACTAATAAATCTAAAATTTCTTTTTTCGGTATCTAATGTAGTTATTTTTTTCTTTGGAGTCTGTTCATATTTTTTGAACCTTTCTAAAATTTCTTCTCGCAAACCGGACTGGTTATCTTTTACAGGGGCTACATAGATGCCTTTTTTTGATGCAATGATATTACATGTTTCTCTTTGTGTATGTAGAGCGTCAAAAGTAATAACTGTCTTTTTCAGTTCCATCATTCTTAGAATTTCCTGTGCTACTGGAATCTCATTCGTTTTAGTTTCAACCGGCTTGGAATGGATACAAAGGCAGTCTGAGTTACTGTATACATTCAATACATTGATATTTCTTTGAGGATTCTTAGTATCCTCACTTCTTCCACTGCCACGTGCTTCTTTTCCATCAACGGATTGATGACAGTACATAGTACCTTGAGCACATTTTCTAAGTTCCTGAAGGAATTCATGGATACGTCCAATAGTTATTTCTTCAAATTCAACTGGATCAATACACATCAATGTTCTGCGGATAGTATCGTGAGATGGAATCTGTCCATCCTTGATTAATCCGTATTTTTCGTATCGACTTTTGTATACAAGTATATGGTCATAAATCCCTAAACAAGTCGTCTTACCTTCATAAATAATACTTAAAAAGCATAGTAAAAGGATATCGGATAGTTTGTATTGGATCTTTCCTGGTTGTCGATAATCTTGTAGATCATCAAAAAGATGTAAGAAACCAATGGAGTTCATAACTTCAATATGATCATCAAAATCAATATCGATTTCCCTGAATATTTCGTTTAATACTGCAACTAAATTAAAAATTTTATTATTCATAGTGAAGTCCATTCCTTTCAATGATATCAACAACCTCTTCAGGTATAGTTGGATAATAGATGTGATCCGAAGTGACATCTACAACCGCAAGCTTTAAAATCTGTGAAAGTACAGCTATTTCCTGTGCATCAAAATAACTTTCCATTAATCTCGCAATCTTATTAGATATAGTCTTTATGCGTGTAGCAGAAATAGAATCTCTATATTTGCATAAAGATTCCTTGTTTTTGTAAGTAAGGAAGCAAGAAGATAAGAAGATATCTTGACAGCTTCCAAAAATATACTGAACAACACCAAGATATACAGTATCATCCGTAGCTCTAAATGAACTGCGAATCAAATCACGTTTAAAGCTTGAAATAATGAAGTGACTCAATCCAAATTCGACATAGACAGGATGTTTAGAAACGACAGACTTAGGAATAAAACCATCAGGAGTGATCTTTCCAAGATAAGTCTGTATACTTTTAGGTTTTCCACCAGGCACATATTTAGAAGTACATGAATAAAGGCCATAACCTTGTTTTGTTTTTTTGATCGTGTGACCAGGAGAACGGAATTTTTCGACCCAGTCAGGATAAGTAACATATCTTTTCATAACAATAGTGTACACCAATACACTATTAAAGTGTATAAAAAAATAAATAATCTTAAATCGCGAAATTTTGAAGATCATTTCATGCGTAATCACTAGACAGTGACTCATTGATTGACTCAAAGAACTAAACGGGATATACTTTAAGTAGAAAAAGTGCTGTGAGGCTTAAAGAATCCCTGGAAAGCTGATACACGATATGCGGGGTGCGTCGAAAGACGAAGGGGGCCCGCGACAGTACAAGAGGATCCGTGCTAGAAATAGCGCGGATTTTTAGTAGGAGGCAGAACATGTCGGAAGACTTCAAAACGATATACAAAATTCTATCAATTCTGCAAAAATCAATGGACTATGAAGTTCTAGACATCCGAAGACTTTCAGCGGACAACCTAGGCATCACAGAACCAAAGAGAAAAGCCCTTCTAGGCATGCTACTGAAAAATGGATACCTTGAGGGTTTCCAGGTGATCCAATACATAGGAGACCCAACACCAAACACTGAAGGGCTAGAGGGTATCAGGATAACCCTTAAGGGACTAGAATACCTAGAAGAAAACAGCTTGATGCAGAAAGCCGCAAGACTTGCAAAAGGAATTGCGGAAGTACTATAGAACACAACTAAATAAGGACAAGAACCGTGCTAGGAATGGCGCGGTTTTTATTATGCCCTAAGCACGGCGTTTAAAAGGCTTGGTTACCCCTCGGCACGGGATATAAAAGGCCGGACTCGATACTGGAGTGAACCAGATATAAAAAACGCAGGAGGACAAAAATGGAGTTTTTAAAAGAAATCTTAGGTGAGGAATTGTACGCGCAGGTTGCAGCTAAGCTAGAAGGAAATAAAACTGTAAAATTAGCGAACCTCGCCTCAGGAGACTACGTCTCTAGAGCAAAATACGATAGCGACATGCAAGCCAAAGAAACGCGCATTCAGGAGCTTACACAAAGCGTCAAGGATTTTAACGGAGTAGACGTAAAACAACTACAAAAAGACGTCAACGACTGGAAAACAAAATATGATCATGACTTGGAAGAAACAAAACGTGACAGCGCAATTCGTTTAGCTATCGCGAAATCTGGTACCTTATCTGAAAAGGCCTTAATGGGGTTACTAGATAAAGACAAAATCAAGCTTGATAAGGATGGAAAATTAACAGGACTTGACGAACAGTTAGAAGCTATCAAAAAAGAGGACAGCTTCTTATTTAAAGCGGCAGAGCCAGAAAAGCCAAACAAAGGTGTTGATGTCAAACTTGATGGGGATCACGGCGGAAATCCGAAACCAGAGGCACCAACAACTCTAGCCGCAGCTATCTCAGAACATTACAAAAAATAGGAGGAACTAAAAGATGCCAATTACATTAGAGCAATCGAAAGTCGGTTTAGCCGATCACGTAGACCAGCAGGTCATTGATGAGTTCCGCAGGGACTCTTTTATTTTGGATCGTTTAATTTTCGATAATGCAGTATCACCAGGAACTGGTGGATCAACATTAACTTATGGCTATTTACAATTAAAAACACCATCCGTGGCTGAAGGTCGTAAATTGAATAGCGAATACACAGCAGGAGAAGCTGTAAAGACTCAGAAAACTACAAACTTAAAAATCTTTGGTGGAGCTTACGAAGTAGACCGTGTATTAGAAGACACAGCAGCAAGCTCAGAAATTGCATTCCAATTAGCTCAGAAAATCATTGCAGTAAAGAACAAATTCCACTATGACTTCATTAACGGAAAGTCAACAGCCAAAGGAACTGCTGCAACAGATAACACAAGCTTTGACGGTTTGGATGTATTAGTAAAGGGGACAAATACGGAAGAGAAAAACGAAGCTGCAGCTTTTGATTTGTCGACAGCAGCAAAGATCAAAGAAAATGCAGATGCCTTCACTTTTGCATTGGATTCTTGGTTATCAACTTTCTCTGTAAAACCGGATGCTTTGTTAGTAAACCGCAAGACAGCTACTGTTTTAAAAACAATCGCTAAAAAGCAAGGATACTACACAAGATCAGAGAACAGCTTCGGCCAAGGCGTAGACAACTACGACGGAATCGCAATTGTAGACATGGGTGAATACTACAATGGAACTAAATCTGTAATGTGCGTACCTATCGACGACTCAACAGGAACAACAAGCATCTATGCTGTAAAATTCGGATTGGATGCCGTGCACGCAGTAAGTCCACAAGGACAAAAAATCATCCACCAATACATGCCAAACTTAAGCGAACCAGGAGCCGTTAAAAAAGGTGAAGTAGAAATGATTGCTTCTATCGCTTCAAAAGATACAACAAAAGCCGGTGTCTTCCGTAATGTACAAGTAGCTCCTGTCGCAGCAGCGCGAGAAAGTAAATAGGAGACAATCCATGATCCTAAGCTTTGAGGAGTACACAGCCTTAGATGGAACGCTACATGATGAAGAAGAGTACTCACAAATAGAACCAAGAACCGAAAGCCTTTTAGAAGCCTACATTCGAGAGAAGATTCCATACTGGAAAGTTCAGGCTTTAGAAGACTATGACATGGATTTAAAAAAAGCAGTCCTATACCAGATAGACTTCATAGAGGCACACGGCGGCATGGATTGCTTTGTGGGTTCTAGCGATATGAACTTCACAGGCGCAACCACAAGCGGCTTCTCGTATTCCGTAGATAATGCGAAAACGATAAGGTTCCATGACATACCCTTATCAAGCCTAGCAATATCAGAGCTTGACTACCAATTACTCAAAGCAGGACTAGCCTGCCAGGCGGTATGGTAAAAAGCCCGAGATGGCTTAGGCCGCACACAATAAAAGTCATGAACATTCTAGGAGAAGAAAACCTGGAAGAAACTACGTCAACAGCAACGGTCCAACACGTAAAGGTTTCCAAAACAAAAGCTCGGACTTATGGACAGACGGGCGCCAGTAATTCAGATACGATTCTCATAACGATAGACGTGAACGATTATAAAGCGGACAAGGTTCTAGTTTCCCCTTCAGAATTTAAGACGCCAGATACTCAATTCACAATTAGAACCGGGGACCGTATCGAAGTACACGGCGACATTTACGAGATTACAAATGTGAATATCCTAAATCCCTTGAGAAATACGCCAGAATTTATAGAGGTAACATGTGAGTGAGTATCATCTAAAAGTTATAGTCGATATCCCGGTGGCACAGCTACAGGCCAGAGGAACGAAAGCGCTCCGCCGATCTAGATTGAAACTAAAGCAGCTTATCGTTCAAGACACGAACAAAAACGTGCCTATCGGAAAAGGAACGCTGAGAACATCAGCCTTAAGATGGGCTGCACAGGATAACGATTGGATCATATGGGACACGCCATACGCACACTTCCAACATACAGGAAGAGTGATGGTCGGAACCCATAGCCACAGCCCGTGGGCTAAACACGGAGAAACAAAAGTCTATACAACTCGAAATTTGAGCTATAGACAAGGAGGTTCGGAGTGGTGGCCTAAGACTTTGAAAGCCAGAAAGACTGCCTGGATGGAAGGCGCTAAAAAGTTTTTTAAGGAGGAATTCAGATGAGTGAAAAGAAGATCATAAAGCTGGAAGACGTAAAACAGATTGAAGACGGATTATACAATTTCTTTTCTTCAATCAATATCAACAACATACCGTGGTGCTTGGAGTACTTTAACGACTCCAAACACACCGCTTTACTTTTCAAAAGTAGTGGCTACACGGAAGAAATAGAACACTATCTGGGTGGTGGCTACAGGGCTACTTACCCATTTGAAATTTATATTCAAGCCAGTAGAAAAGATACGAAAGCACGCCTGGACTTATCCAGAATCCTGTATGCACTAGTACAGGCACTCGCGGAAGAAGAGGCGCAAGGTTTCCCAAATCTAGCACTTGACGAAGCTACACCGCAAGAAGTCGCACTCACAACGCTTCCTTCAGACTACACGGGAGAAGAGGCCGCGCTTTCAACTTTCTACTGCTCTATGACATTAACCTACGAAAAGAAAGGAAGGTTTGAATAATGGCAGCAGAACTACCTAACAGAGAACTAAAGGTTGAGGATAACCTACATTACGTCAAATTCACAGGCTCGGAGAGCTACGTTCTAGCCAACAAGGGATTGACTAACTGGGAGCAAGCCATGAACGCTACAACAGATGATGGGGTGCAATATATCGGAGAAGCAGGAAGCCAAAGCCAGGTTACAGGCTATGCGCCTACTGTATCCTACGAGGGCCGAGCGTACCCAGGGGACGCTTTTAATTACTGGGTATACTTGCAAGGTAAAGAACAAAGAGTTGGTTCTACTTTTGAAGAGATCGAAGTGGAAACATGGAATGAGAAAACAGACAAATCTGGGGACTTTGTAGCATATCAAAGAATCTACGAAGTTCAACCAGATAACCCAGGAAGTGGAGAGGCCGGAGGCAAACTAATGTGCTCTGGAACATTCGCACAGCAAGGCGATCAGGTAAAGGGAACATTCAATATTAGGACGAAAACATTTAGCGCAGACAGCGCCACAGAGTAAAGCACTTAACAACATAAGGAGGACATCATGGAACTAAAGTTACAAAAGCAATTATTTAAAGATATCGAAATCGACGGACACAGATTCAGAGTCGATGTAAAGGACACTTCTAAAATTGAAGCCCTAGAAAACTGGGCAACAGAACAGAATTCTCTAAGCAAATTCGGAAAAGAATCGCTAGAGGACTGCCCTGCTTTAATTGATAGGATTCTAGGAGATGGAGCCTTTGAGACTTTATTTAAAGGCTACGAAGAAAGCTCGGCACAATTTGAACTTTGCTTCACATTACACAGCATCTTTCAGGATGAATTTTTAAAGGATCAGCAGGCAAAAGCCGCGGAAGAAGAAAAGAAGAACCTGAACAAAATCGACAAGCTTTGCGAATCTATGGACAAATTTAACAGAACATTAGAATACGCAGACAAACGATATGGAGGAAGAAATGCTGTGGCTAGAGAGAGAAGACCTTCCGGAAAGCATAGACGTTAACGGAACGGCTCTCCCCATTTATGCAGACTTTAGAACATGGGTCCGAGTTGACAGCGTTATACAAGATAATGCAATACCAGAGGAACTGAAGCTGCCCGTTATTTGTGATCTAATAGGAATCAACCCGTTCGCTTTTAAAGGCGATCAGAAAAGCCTATGGGATGCAATAATGGGCTTTTATTTTTGCGACAAAAAGCCTAAAGAATCTCATGCCAAGACAAACGGACGACAAGGCTATCGATTCGAATACGATATGGACCTTATATATGCAGCGTTTAGACAGCAATACAACATAAACCTTTTAGACGCCAAACTTCATTGGTTTGAATTTAAGGCGCTTTTTAACGCCCTAAGCGACGATACTATGATCATACGTGTTATTGGTTACAGAACCAGAGATACTTCAAATCTTAAAGGAGAGGAGAAGAGTCACGCACAGCGCTTAGAAAAGTATTACCGCCTGCCTGAGGACAAGGGACCAGAAAAGGAAAGAACACCGCAAGAAATAGAAGCAGAACTTCTGGCCAGATTAGAAACCTAGGAGGTTGAAAAATGGCATCAGGAGCTGATGGAACAATTAAAGTCAAACTAGGACTTGACGACAGCGAATACAAAAGCGGCCTTAGCGGAGCGCATAAAAGTGCGGAAAGCTTCGCGGACAAAGTGAAGTCAACCTTCGTGGGCGCAACTGTATTCAAAGCAGCCAGCAAAGGCTGGGATTTAATATCTGGATCAATCGGGAAAGCAACTGCCCGATTAGATGCCATGCAAAAAGCTAAACAAGTTATAGGAGTTTTAGCAGGAAGCAGTGAAAAAGCTGCGAAGGTTGTAAACAATTTAAGTGACGCTGTAACGGATACCGCATATGGACTAGACACAGCCGCCACTTCAACACAAAAACTGGCTACATCAGGACTGGGCTTAGATAAGTCTACTCGAATGGTAAAGGATATGATGGACGCCGTTTCTTTCTATGGAGACGGGACCAATGAAACCTTGGCCAATACAGTAGACGCAATCGCAAAGATGAATGCCTCTGGAAAGATTTCTGCAGATCAGTGGCAACGTTTGACTGACGTCGGAATTCCTGTTTTAAAGATTTTCGCAGAAAAAACGGGAAAGAGTATGGCGGAAGTATCAGACGCATTCTCCAAAGGCCAGATTAGTGCGCAGGAATTCAACGACGTACTGATGGATGCGCTAGAAAACGGAACAGAATCCTTCCCGGCAGTAGCAGGAAAAGCCAAAGAGATGGCCGGAAGCTTTGCGACAAGCTTCACGAATATGTCGGCACGTATCGCAATCGGCATTGCAAATATTATCACGGCCTTCAATGATTTTTTAGCTGATAACAGCTTACCCACAATTCAAGAAATGATTGCAAACTTCGGGTCAGTAATCAGAGACGGATTAAACTGGATTGCAGAAGAAATACCAAAAGCATTGAACGCACTGAAAGATTTTTTCGCGCCAACAGCGGAAGCAATCAAAGCAGCAACAGAAAAAATTCAAGAGGCCTGGAACAGCGTACGAGATACAATCGCACAAAAGCTGGATTCCAACGATTCTCTAGATTTTGTAAAAAGTGCTCTGGAAAGAATCAGAGATATTCTGCCAATCCTTGTAGAAAAAGTAGGGGAGTTCGTCGCAGCCTTTATCGAAAAGCTCCCAGATATTATAGACAAGGTACAAACTGTAGCAGATACGATTCAAGGACTTATGCCTTTGATTGCCGCTGTAGCCGGAGCTTTTGCAGCTTGGAAAGGAATCAAGGCTGTTAGCGACATTGCAAAAACAATCGAGGATGCTGGAAAGAAGATCAAGACATTCGGTAGTCTAGTATCGAAGGGCTCCGGATTGATTGATGGCCTAGCCTACGCCGCCTCATCAGGAACAGGCGTGATTGCTAGTATGGCCGAAGCCTTTACACTAGCCGGTGGAGGACTTTCTGGACTAAGCGCAGCTCTAGGAGTAATTGGTGGACCTATCACATTGGTAGTCGTAGCTATCGGAGCACTAGTAGCAGCCTTCGTATATCTTTGGAATACAAGCGACGGATTCAGAGAGTTCTGGATCAATCTATGGGATGGTATAAAGGAAACTACTGGACAAGTAATAGATGGGATCGTTAATTTCTTTACAGTAACAATTCCAGAGGCGTGCCAAAGTTTCGTGGACGCAGCCCAGAACCTGGCTACACAAGTAGTAGAGTTTTTCACGGTAACAATTCCTGAAGGCGTAAACACACTAGTGACAAACATTCAAACTTTTTTCGGGACAACAATACCTTACTGGATCGGATACGCTGTAGGATACATACTAGGAAAGTTCGTAGAGTGGGGCCTAAGACTTGTACAATTCGCAACGCAGGACATCCCGCAGTTTATATCGAAAGTAGTGGACTGGTTTAAACAGCTACCAGGCAAGATCTGGACATGGCTACTAAACACGATCAACAAAACAGCTGAATGGGTAAGACAAATGATCCAGAAAGCCGTTCAGGCAGGAAAGAACTTCATCACCAATGTGGTGAACTTTATCCAGCAGCTACCAGGAAAAGTGTGGTCCTTTTTATCAAATACGATTTCAAATGCGGCAAGCTTTGTCGGAAGCTTTGCAAATCAAGCGATTCAAGCAGGACGCAACTTTTTCAATGGGATCGTAAATAAAGTCAGAGAAATACCAGGGCAAATGATTTCAATTGGCTCTGATATCGTAAACGGTATCAGGAGCGGAATCAGCGGAGCCTGGGGAGCATTGACCGGATGGCTTAGCAGCATGGCTAGAGGCTTAATTGACGGCGTAAAAGGGGCTCTAGGAATCGGGTCGCCTTCAAGACTATTCGCAGATCGTATTGGTAAATGGATTCCGGCCGGAATCACTCTAGGTGTAGAAAGAGCTATGCCAAAGGCTAAGGCCTTTATGGGGCGCATGTCGACTGAATTAATAAACGCAGCTAACATGGATAACCTAACTTCAAGATTGGCCCTAGAAGGCAATCCTGGAGGTTTTGGACTAGGCACAGGAAGCACAACGGTTTACAACGTTGAACAGACTATCAATTCAGCCAAAGCTTTAACACCGAGCGAAATAGCAACAGAGACGCAGAACATGATGAGGAGGTTAGAATGGGCATAAAAGTAATATATACAAACGAAAAGGGTGACGCTATCGAGTTTTCAGCAGATAGTGGAATTCGTATCACATCCATTGATGGACTTTCCTCAAACAGTATCAGCCTATCAGAGGCAACCGTCAGCAATCAGGTGGGTTCAAGCATTACCGGCATATCCGTCGAGGCTAAGGACATCACACTAAACGGTCGATTCAAATATGATCCGCAGAAAAGAAAAAGATTACTAGCGGTTATACTTCCGGGTGTAGCCGCTACTTTGCGTTTGATAAATACAAAAGAGGCCTTAGACGTTTACTGGAAAGTAAGTCCAAAGAAAACCCCTGAAATAGGTAATGGGGTAACCTGGCAGAATTTCCAGATATCACTTCGAGCGCCATATCCTTACGCAAGAAGTATCGATTCAAATATAACAGATTTCAACACTCTGACAGCCCTTCACAGATTTAAGAGAAGTTATTCAAGTAAAACGCCTTTTAAATTGAGTACTCGTAATTATCAGCCTTTAAAGCAGATATACAACAAGGGTTCACTCGACACAGGCTTTATCATCCAGATGACAGCAGAGGCGGATGAGATCAAGGGACCACGAATTACGCAGGTCGACACCCAGGAAAATATTAACTTTCCAGAACTAACACTGAACGTCGGAGACACACTGGAGGTCAGCACCTATGAAAACGAAAGATACTGCCATTTAATCCAGGGAAACAAAATAACAAACGTTTTCAGCTACATGGCCTATACAAGCAACTTCTTTCAATTGAAGCCAGGAAACAATGTAATTCGATACAGCGCCAGCACAAACGAAAGCTCGCTGGATGTAAGGCTTTCATTTGACGACACAGTCGCAGGAGTATAGATATGCAGTATTTTATTTATGATAAAGAAGGAAAAAAGCAGGCACTACTTCAGAATTGTACAAGCATCCAATGGATGCCCAAATACTATTCAAGTGGATCCTTTGAGATACACGCAAGAAGAACAGCAGACAATGATGCATACTTGGTAGAAGGAAATCGAGTAATTTGTACAGATAGAAACGAAATAGGATTTATTACCGGTGTACAGATTCAAGATCAGGAAATCGAGGTCCGAGGTTCACTTGATAACCTATCTGCTAGAATCAATTTAGGAACAGCAACGATTCGAAATATAGAGGCTTCTCTTTTAAAGTTGGTGGAAGAAAACAAAAGAGGGCTAGACATTACTGTCGGCACCCCTAAAGGACTAAAGCCAGCAATCAAGTCCGGAAGTGATACTTCGTATAGTACACTAGCAGACGACTTCGAGGACTACTGCCAAAAAGGAGGACTTGGATGGCGAGAAATTGTACACGAAGGAAAGCTCAACTATTTAGAGATATATCAGGGACAATTAAAGAGAAACGCAGTATTCAGTGACGACCTGGGAAACATAAAAAGTCAGAGCTACGAAATCAATTTATCTAAGTATAAAAATGTAGCTTATGTATTCGGAGAAGATACTGGATCATACCGAAAAAGTATTATTGTAGACATCCGATCTAACAAGGAAGAAGACATTCGAGAACTCTATGTGGACGCTAGAGACATACAAGGCGAATACAAAGAAGACGGAGTCGAAAAGCAATACACCTGGGAAGAATACCAAGCCATGCTCGAACAGAGAGGTCAACAGAAACTGGCAGATGCAAACAAGGATGCTTACAAATTTGAGTTTGAGCTTGACCCATACTCACAAATAGCAGAACTCGGAAAAGACTACGACTTAGGAGACGTAGTAGTCGTGAAAAGTAATCAATATAAAATCGTAGCCTTGGCTCGAGTAACAGAACTGAAATTCATAGAAGAAGCCAACACAGACACACAAGTCGAAATTACTACAAATATAGAAAGTCGGGAGGTTTTACAATGACGCAAAGAGCTTACCCGCTAGACGATACAGATTACTATGCGGAAGACGTTCGTCTTTTTCATGTAGGAAGAACTAGCGGAATTTTTAACGTAACCGCAGACGATCTGAGGGTCAAAGCAAACGGAGGAATGAAAGTCGGCATTACTCCCGGTTACGCTTTTCTATTAACCGCAGAAAACGGGGTCGGAGGAATTACCTATGGAAACGATTCTGAGGTAGTTTTCACAGTAGACACAGCCTCAACAACACTCCGCTATGACTATATATCAGTGCGCTATTCAAAGAACACAAACAAATGCGAATTGACTTATGTAAAGGGATCAGGAACAAAACCAACTTACGCTGTAAGAGGCGCCAGTCAATACGAAATCATTCTGGCCATTATCCAGGTTCCGGCAAACGCAGAAAGTATTCAGGCTAGAGACATCATAGACACCAGACTGGACGAAAACCTTTGTGGTCTAACTATAGATGGAATGATCAAACTGCCAACAGACGGAATGAACGCCCAATTTTTAGACTTCATGAAATTTATTCAGGGCAAACTGGGGGAAGACGAAGGTGGAAAACTTCTGCAAATGATCCAAACCTTGGAAGCCAAACAAGCAGAACTTGAGGCAAGACAAGAGATTAAGTACAAAATTGGAGTGGCAGAACCAAACACAACGAACTGTCCACCAGGATACTTCTACTTCCAATTGGAGGGATAGAGCATGGCAACATATAACGGAGGACTAGACGGTGTCAATTTTGTCGTAGACTGCGCAAACTCTATCACAGGAACATATCCAAATGTAAAGCACATTATCAACTATAAAATCTATTTAGCTTTAGATTCAGCTTACAACACTATTCAATGGAACGGAGCAACTCTAAACTTTGCAGGAAGAAGTCACACGGTAGACTTCAATCACCGAGGACCTGGAAAATGGGAGATGGCAAGCGGTAGATTAGAATATACGTTTAACAATGCAAGTCGAACAGATTCAAGAACTCTAAAATTCAGTACAAGCTTCGGAAACGTTTCTGCATCAGGAAGCCAAACAGAAAATGCAACGATTGCACTGCCTAGTGTAAGAGAGCCTAGTGTTTGGTCGAATAACTATCAAAACGTAAGCTACAGTGCTTCACTAAGCTCGAATCCGAATAACTTCTACAACATCAGAGCGATACTTGGAAGCGATGCAAGAGTAGGAGGCTCAGGAAATTGGAATGGGCTAAGCCCAAATACAGGCTACACCGTATACTTCTATGTCGTATATCAAGGAGCACAAGGAACCACTTTAACAGATGCGATCAGTAGAAGTGTTACAACTAAGAAACCCAACAGTCCAAGCTCAGGAAGCGTATACGCAAGTCGAATCACATACAATTCGGCTTACATCTATTGGAAAGGCTTCAGTATAGCAAGTGGAGCTTCTGACTATCACTATCAGACATCATGGAACGGTGACGATTGGACAAACAGAGGAAAAGGGGACGGCATTACACTATCAAGCTTGAGCCCTAACACAACATACACGCACTATGTACGAATTGTAGATAACTTCGGTCAGGCATCAAGCAGAGCAAGCGTAAGCTTTACAACTGCGAAACCAGACAAGCCGAGCAAGGGTTCTGTGAGTTATTCGGATTTGAATCCATTCGGAGCAACCTTCAGTTGGAGCGGATTCCAAATCAAGGATGGTGCAAGTTCGTATTTCTATCAGTACTCTTTTGATGGAAACAATTGGAGCAACCTAGACACAGAAACAAGTCTGACACTTAGTAATCTAGTACCGGAGACAAGCTATACATTTAGAATTCGTATAGTAGATAACTACGGAACGGTCTCAGACTTTGCAAGTGTAAGTTTCACAACACCAGCAGACCAAGCGAAGATTGCATACAATACCTACACAGAGCCATACGAAGAACCTCTGCTTGTAGACGATGACACAGAGCTAAGAGACGAGAATGACAATACAATTATCGCAGACTTGAAAGAACCTGTAGGAGGAATCCGACAAACTAGGTTATGGTACAACGATAACGGAGTCCTAAAAAAAGTAAAAAAAGTGTACTTCAATGATAACGGAAAAATCAAAGTTCACTCGAACTTTGGAGGCTAGATATGGCAGACGTACTATTTAAAAAAGACATAGTAGACAATCTAGACTCAAATATATCAGACAGACCACTGTCCGCAAGAATGGGGAAAGCTCTAAAAATCGAACAGACTAGCTTATACGAAATGATAGTCAAAAACGATTTTAAAGCTCCCCTTTTAGTTTCAGATGAAGGGGTTCTGATAGAAGAAAATGGAGAGCCAATTCTAGCGGATTGGAAGTTTAAAATTGAATAGGAGGAACAAAATGGCAGTAGGAAAAAAGATAACAGACTTAACTGCATCAGGAAGTCTTAAGGATACAGACCTAGCAATCATTCATGATGGAAACGGAACGAAGAGAAGCACGCTTACTCAGCTAAGCGAATACATGGGAGCTAAATTTAGTAATCCGAATTTGTTGATTAATCCGGATTTTAGAATCAATCAGAGAGGCGCTACAAGCTATACAAGTAATGAATATGCAGTCGATAGATGGAAGATTAATAACGGAACTGTAAGTCCACAATCAAATGGTGTTACAGTAACATTAAACAACAAAGGACAGTTTATTCAAACATTTGAAAATACATTAAGTGGAACGTATACTGCCACTATCAAAGTAACAAGTATTACAGGAGAATGCGCTTTATATGTTGGCCAACATTCATTTCAATTGAATAAAGCAGGCACATTCACAATCACCGAAAATGGTTCTATAAATGGTATTTCATTGTATAAGTCTAATGATGGTACATGTACAATCAATATTGAATACATTAAGCTAGAACAAGGCTCAATTGCTACCCCATTTGTAGCTCCGAATCCGGCAGAGGAATTAGTGAAGTGTAGAAGATATTACATTCCTATATGGGCACATTTCTACGGTGCGTCTAATCCAAATGGATTTATAAGTGAGGATTTAATTCAGTTCAGAAACTTTAGAACTGAACCAACTATTAATTTCAAAGTATCGTATTCAAGCGGTGTGACAGAATCAACATTAACTCTGAAAGGCTCTAATATTAACGGCTATTATTTATACGTAAGAACTAGAACAAGTTCCGATTATGCTTTAGATGTCAAAGTTATTGCAGACGCAGAAATCTATTAGGAGGAAACATGAACAATGAATATAAAGTATATGTAGCATTACAAGATGGATACATCACAAGTATTAACTCAGAAATCTTTTTATCAGAAGAAGAAATGTCAACTATGACAGAGATTGACAAAGGGCAAGGAGATAAATACGCTCACGCTCAAAGTCAATACCTAAAAAAAGGATTAGCAGATGAACACGGAAGATATAACTATAGATTTTTAGAAGGTAAAGTAGTTGAAGTTGCAGAAGCAGATAAGCCAACAATCAAAGAACCGGAGCAACAGGCAACCGCACAGGATAAAATTGAAGCGCAGGTCATGTATACAGCACTAATGACAGATACACTTCTAGAAGAAAGCGAGGCTTAATCTATGTTTGAAAAAATCAAAAGATTTTATGATCTAAAACTATATACAGATAAGCAGGTAAGAAAGTTTTGTGAAAAAGGATTCATCACAGCTGATCAGTATAAAGAAATAACAGGAGAAACATACTAACACTGGAAATAAGAAGGAGCTAAAAAGCTTCTTCTTTTTCATAAATAAAAGGAGGTCCAAAATATGAGAAAAGGACAAAAACTTACAAAAGGCGGATATCAGCTTTTAGGCTTTCCGATGGAGTACATGAATGTAACTCAAGGAAACAACGTAGGCACACACCTAGGAACTAACGCCTTAGACAACGCAGGAAAGGACACAGGGATTGACGAAACAATTGCACCGTGCGATTGTCACCTAGTAGCCTATGATTCCGCAAGAAACGGAAACGCAGTATTCCTAGAATCAGACAAGAAAGTTCTATTCAGAGACGGAACAATCGACTTTGCCACATTTATGTTTATTCACGACAACTATATCGAGGATATCAAGAAAGTAAAATACTTCAAGCAAGGCGACACTTTCGGAGACGAAGGGACAACCGGATACGCTACAGGAAATCACAGCCACATGGAGGTCGCAAAGGGAAAATTTACACATTGCTATGACCGCAACGCGCAAGGCACTTATCACCTTCCTAACAACGTGTCCGCAGATTTAGCATTTGTAACGGATGGAACTGTGATTTTAAATAAAGGATCATTCGTAAACTGGACAGATTCAAGCCACGTACCATTCAATCAGGGAGGCCAGACTTCTGGATCAGCATCCGTGCTAAATAGCATTCCCTCAGACTTTGTACATGAAAAGGCTACATTCTATCCTTCTTGTACAATCAAGATCAGACGCGCGCCAAGCCTAAAGGGACAAGATACAGGCCTAACATATATCAAAGGGCAGCACGTAAACTATGACGGATACGTTCGTCGAGAAGGCTACGTGTGGATCAGCTGGATTGGTGGCGACGGAACACGACGCTGGATGGCTGCCGGAGAATTAAATTCGGCAGGAGTAAACGTAAAGCCATACGGAACATTTAAATAGAAAGGATCAGCAATAGAACACAATGAACAGGAGAATAAATAGAAGATACCAGACACCTCTACGCCCAGACTTTGCACATTTTCTAATTGAGGAACAAGGACTGAGCGACAGACAGAAAAAAGTTATTTATCAGCTAAGAAGCAAAACGCAAGACTCGCAATGGCACTACCAGGACGCAGGCATGTCAAAAGACGAATTCGAAGAAACCGTCAAAGATTTAAATGACTACTACTGGGCCCTTTTGGTTGATATGGCCTTCGAATTTTACAAGCTAAAGAAGGACAAAAGAGGGACGGTTCCAGACATGAAAATATAAGAGAATATAGGTGAAAAGAGGTAGAACACAATGAACACACCATACTTCAATAATTTCATGCCGCAGCCTGGGCAGTTCGGGATGCCACAGATGCAGGCAGCAACTCAACAAATGAACCAGATTCAATTTGTAAACGGAATCGAAAGTGCTAAAGCTTTCACTCTAGGACCGAACCAGTCCGTGATTTTAATGGATAGTAATAAGCCTATTTTTTATCAGAAACAAGCAGATGCAAGTGGCTTCTGTACGATCAAGGCCTATAGCTTCCAGGAAGTGAAAGAAGATCAACCGGAAGACAAGTACCTCACGAAGGCAGAATTCAAGGAATGGCTTTCAAAGGTAGAACAGAACGCGAGAGGAGGCAACCGTCATGAATCCACTACTTCAAAATAGACCAGGAGGAAACGGAAACATGCTGCAACAATTTCAGCAATTTAAAAAGATGCTAGGGACGCAGGACCCGCAGCAACTTCTAAATGAGCTGATGGCCTCCGGAAAATTCACGCAGGCTCAACTGGATCAAGCTAAACAAATGGCGGAACAGTTCAAGGGCTTTCTAAAATAGGATTTTGCAAAATCAAGATAGATAAGAAAGGAGAACACACATGGACAACTTATCATTATCTGATATCGCTTCTGTAACTGGAAACAAAGATGGATTTCTAGAAGGAAACGGAATTATCATTCTAATTTTATTCTTTTTGATTTTTGGATTTGGCGGCGGAGCCTGGGGAAGCAACCAGCAAGGCACACAAGCAGAGGTTCAGCGCGGATTTGATACACAAGCTATTATTAGTAAGCTAGACGGAATCACAAACGGACTCTGCTCAAGCTCATACGAAAATGCACAGTTGATCAACCAGATGAACGTGAACCAGATGCAAAACGCGAACCAAACACAGATGGCTATGATGAATGGCTTCAACGGTGTAAATAGTTCTTTATGCCAAGGTTTTGGAGGAGTACAGGAAAGCATTAACAACCTATCTCACCAGATGGAACAATGCTGCTGCGACTTAAAGACTCAAATGATGCAAGACAAATATGATGCCTTGAAAACTCAATATGATCAAAGCCTGCAGGCAATTTCAAACAGCGTACAAACTCATAACATCTTGAGCCAATTAGGACGATATTACACAAATCCGCCTTACTACCCACAATACGGAACTTACTACCCAGCAGGCGCTACAGTAGCCTAGAGGTATAAAGATGATCCAAGTCGTCAACACGACAAGCGCAACACTAGCAGCAGGCGCAACGATCCCACCAGGAAGCGTTCGGACTCGGACAAGCAACAGAGTCAATCTAAACGGAAATGCTCTGGAGATTGTAAAACCCGGAACATATAAAGTGGATGGAAACTTCGTGATTTCAGCAACTGCAGCGGGAACAAATCAAGTGCAACTTTATGCCAACGGAACAGCAGTCCCGGGAGCACTAGCACAAGTAACAACAACCGCAGCAGACAATGTGATCACTCTTCCAGTATCCGCTGTCATTCAGGCAGCACCAGCTGCACCAGGAAACAAAGTCGCTCTAACGTGGGTTACATCAGCAGCCGGAACTCTGATCAATGCATCAGAAACGGTTTCTAGAATAGTATAGGTGATTGAAGGCATGCCAGAGGCGTGCCCTTTTTAGTAGGAGGTAACATGGATGAGTAGACTTACAAACAAAGCATGGTGGGAAGCAGCAGGAGTTCGAGCAATCAAGACAATGGCTCAAACAGCGCTAGCTTCTATCACCGTAGGCGCAGCCGTTCCGGACATTAACTGGATGTACGCAGCAAGCACAACGGTCGTGGCAGGCGTATGTTCAATTCTAACAAGCCTAGCAGGTTTGCCAGAAGTAAACGAGGACGAATAATGACTGATACAATTCTGGTTGCGATCATATCCGGACTTTGCGTCGGAGTACCTTCAGTCCTAGCAACATGGACCAGCAACTCCAAACATTCAGCCTTGCTTGATTACAAGGTAGAACAGATGGACAAAAAGTCGACAGCCTAGCAAAAAAAATCGAAAGCCATAACGAGCTAGAAAAAGAAGTAGCTACACTAAAAGAACAGGTCAAAGACCTATCGGAACGGATCAAGGGAATGCTTGAAAAATAGTGTTCCCTTCTTTTTTATTTTATGCTTTATTTATCGCTTTTTTTGCTTGCTTTATGTAATGTAATACATTATAATGTGAGTGTAAAAAGAAAGAGAGATAGAACACAATGAAAACAAATATCGAAAAACCATTAGAATTAGTAATAAGAAGAACAACATGGCAAATTGAAAGCATTAATCGATCACTAGAACAAGAAAAAGAAGACTTAGTCAGGGAAGCACAAAAAGGAAACACGAACTATGTAAAACAAATTTGCGCTAGAATCGAACAACTTGAAAGAGACCTAACAATCTACAATACATATAAATATGAACTAGAAGGAATCATGAATTTAGGAAACGAATAAAAAGGAGGAAACATCATGACAAACACAGAAAACCTTGAAGCACTAGAAACACAAATTCAAAACTGGATTGAAAAACAAACCAGAATAGCAAAGGAAATTCAATACGAACTAAACGCAATCGAAAGAGAAGAAAGAGACATTGACTTCGAAAAAATCAGAAAACTAGCTTACGAAGCAGACGTCTATGAAACATTGATCCAAGAATCACAACGCCAGATTCAAGCAATAGAGGAGGAAGCATAACATGACTAGAGAAGAAGCAGTGATGAGACTAAGAGAAGACATGATGGACCAATTGTATTACAATGAACACATGATGACAGTAAAGGAAGTAGCAAACTGGCTATACATGCACAATTGCGACGAAGACGCTATGGACGTACTAATGGAAATAATAGAAGGCTAAGGAGGACACAGACCTATGGGAATCGGAAAGAACGTAAAAGCACTAGCAAAAGCCAAGGGACTCAACCTTATCGGGTTATCTGAAAAAAGCGGAGTGCCAGTAAACACCATTTACACATTAACGCAGGTGGACCCGAAAAATGCCACAACGCGCACTCTTGATAAACTAGCAAAGGCTCTGGAAGTTCACCCTGAGACGTTGCGCACCGGTAAAGAATATGTATCGGAAAGCGACAAAAGATTAAAAAGAATCAAGGCTTTAGAAAAAGAAGGCAAGCTAACAAAATTAATTCTGGATATAATAAAGACACTAAGTACACCAGAGGACATAGATTGGGTGCACATAGAAGACATGGTGATAGAAGCTGAGCGATTAGACAACGAAATAAAGGAGGAGAAGTAAGATGGCAGTATCAGAGGCAAGAAAAAGAGCAAACCAAAAGTGGAGCGATAAGACATACAAAATCAAGACCTTCAGGCTTCATCTAAAGCATGACGCAGACATTCTGGAATATCTAGACACAAAAGAGAGCGTCAACAGATACCTGAAAGATCTGATCAGAGAAGACATAGAACGACAAAAGAAAGAGGCCGAGTAG